TGTATGATGGTCGCCCCATACATTACAACGAAGGTCTGTATAGGATTCCTGCATAAACTGACCGACCATAGCAGCAGCTTGGAAATCTTTCCAACCAAGGTCCATTAATACCTTCTTTACGTATAGTGGACGATCCTTACCTTTAAGGGTATTTGGATCTACTGTATCTACCATATCATTCTTCCTCTTCTTTGTCAAGTTTTTCTTTTGATGCCAACAAATCCTCGATCATTTTTTGGATCTGTTCCTCATTCATGTCTTCCATTGCTTTAGCATCTGCTTTGGAAATGATGGTTATGTTATCTTCTATAAAAGGATGTAGGTGATGCTCGAAACCAAACTGGCGATACACAGTGGCACGGAGAGCATCCACAACAAGGACAAGATCCTTTGCAAAGGACTCTTCCTCAACACTTACATAAAAATTATCAAGTTCGGTAACAATAATTGCGGTGAGGTCACTTACGATGGCATCCGCCATTTTCATATCAGCGCGTCTTGCTCTTTCTTCTAAAACTTCTCCTGGTACATCACGAACAACTTTGTGTTTTGGGAACTCGATAACTTTATCGGTCATTTACTTATCCTTATTTTTTGGTTTTTTCTTTAAAAAAAACAAAATTTAAAACTAATCTAGTTTTGTGTTTTCTAGGAGGTGAACCTGTATGTAAGTATGTGGAGTCAAATAAAATTAATCTGCCTTTTTTTGGACTAATTCTTTTTTGTATTTTTAATTCATTATCAAAAACTTTTACTTCATTTGAATCAATTTTTTTATTAAAAATAAACGTGTCTCCATCTGTATCATTTACATAATAAAGTAATGTTTCAACATCTGAACCAGTCATATATGTATCAACATGTGGTATATTATGAGAATTATCACAAAAATTGGGATTCTGCCACATTAGATTGGCCTTCACTCTATGTATTCTATCAATATAATTTTTACCAGTATATTTTTCTAGATTATAAATTATTGGTTCGACCAATTTAAAATGGTCCGATTGGACTTTACCTTGAGCATTAAATACATGCACAAATTGAGGAACATCCTTTACCATATCGGTTAATGTAAAACCTTTACCTAAATTTAGGAGTGAATTAGTATTATCGTTATAGTACCATGGAAAATTAGGAGATTTTAAAATACAATCTAATGCATCTTGGTAGGTTTCATTTATTAGATTGTCTATAATTTCAAAATCCATAATTATTTTTTGTCCTTATTCTTTACATCTAAGTAGGTTCCATACAGTACCAAAAGCATAGAAATGACACCAACGAACATACCAAAGTAGATCATGAACCAAATCAGATCAATTTCCGTTGTTTTTAGAATAGTTGAGACCATATTCCATTACCTCACTCTTGGTTCTCTCGTATAAACCTTCATGTTGGTCTTTACTCCAACCATCTTTACATACATGCTCATACCAATAAAGATAGGCCAACTTTTGTATCATGTCATGGTCTTCAACCTTGATCATAGTTTTATATGCTAATCCACCTGTTGGAATACCTTTGCTCATTTTATAATCCTCAGTAGTATTGTTTCTTCATTACATCGGCCATTGGCCTTGGTTTCGGTAGTTTTGATGACACTCATAATCTTACGCAAACCAACTTTACCCTCGTTTAACACTTGAGGGATTACTTGTTCTGGTTTTCGGAGTTTTTTGGTGATACTAGTATCTTGATCATATCCGATGATCGTAGTCCCTCTGACAGAAAGGCCGCTAGGACCCAAGGCATTATACACAGAAAGATTACGATACTTAGTATTGTAGACCCAAAGTTGTTGCGCATGAATAATATCCTTGGATTGGACACTCTTGATATTTAGGTCCTTGTCTTCAACTTTATACTTTAACTTAGAAACCAATACATGAGCGGGTTTCTCTTTCTTCTTACGTGGTTTACGAATAGAGACCTGTGCTGCTGCCGCTTCATCAAGGTGATCTATGATCTTTTTGATGAAAAGGGCCATAATTTTAAGAACCGGCTTACGCCATCCTTTATATGCTTCCACAAGGTCTGGATCTTCACCTTTGAGTGCTTCGGTGATTTCTTCGTATTGCGGGCGGAAGTGGTCTGTAATCCTCTTCGCCACTGGCGGTTTGATTGCCTTCTCAAGGGCCCACTTCTTAACGTCAAACTGGATCACTCCTTCTTTGTAGAAAACATCTAGTTCCTCTTCAAGTTCCGCAATAAGGTCCGATGCTTTCGAGTTAATGCGGTCTTGAATTGATATGACGGGAACTTGGTTCTTTTCTCCACTTTCTTCAGTTTCCGGATCGACCAACACCTCGCTGACCAGGTCCATAATTCGCTGCTCAATAGATTCCCAGATTCCGTCAGGTAGGGATGACCCGGTGTGGAGGAGCCGACAGTTCCATCCCACGGAACATGGAATGGACTTAATCTGATGTAGTCTGGTAATGGTGTCTTTGTCATAGTTAATACTCTTTAGATAAGATATGGTGAAGTCTTTGGCATGATCACTTGTGTAAAAGTAGTTAAACCAGTTATATGCAACAGCCAACTCGGCCTGTGTGGATTTCTCCGTAACAGTTGGTTCTGAACCAAGATACTTTTCATCCGCAAACTTAGGACGAGTTTTCACTTTCTTCTCCTCAGACAAAGATATTACCAAATGATTTGAAGTCGGAAATTACACAAACACCGTCTTCAGTAGGATCACTATTATGCTCTAATTCCTCCGCAAAGTCAAGAGCCTCGTTTATTGTATAGAAAACAGGCACTTGCGCAAAGGTGTCAAGGATTGCTTCAACATTTCCTTCATATTTTCCTGTTTCAGAATTCCATTCACCATAGATGTTATCAATGGCATTGGCTCGGGAAACACGGTATTCTGGGCCTCTTTCGGACTCAGTTAGTAGAACGTAAATACCATTATCTGCTGACATTTGTTTTATCCTTCACTTAGAACTTGCTTGACCGAATCCAAACGGAACGAACGCCATCCGCCAGCATCAATGTCCCATACAGGTTGGACACTATCATTAATCTGCCTTGTGTTTTTAGGAACTTGTCCGTCATATTCGGACAACATCTGTGGTTCTACCTGTGGAACATAAAGATCGGAAAGAGTGCAACGCATTGTTCGTTCCGTTCCGTCAGTCTTCTCAAAAACAACGGTAACGACTCCATTCTGTAGTTGTTCCTTTAGAGCATATTTATCAATCATCACTTAACTCCTACTTTCAACATGGTCATAATAATCATCAACGGCCCTACGGATAAGATGGTCACCATTCATATAGTATTCCGGATCCATAATTGCCATCAATAGATCCTCATAGTCCTTTTTAGGTAAAGTTGCTTTAGCCTTTTCAAGGAATTCTCGACGAGTCCTGCGGGTATCTCTATTCTTGGTAACTGCCGTATAACCTACACGCATATCTGGTGTTACAGTAGGAAAAGGAAGTATATTCATGTCTGTTCCTTAGTGAGTTAGTAGCAAATCATACAACTCATTATAACCGCCGATGAACTCTTTGTCAAGTGTTATTACAGGAAATGTTCGTGCCTGTGGGAATAGTTCCAAAAGGGTGTCTCGGTTAAAGTCCTTATCAAGTTTATACTCAATAAACTCAATTGCTTTCATTTTTAGTAGGTTCTTGGCCTTATCACAAAAGGCACAGTTATCTTTAGAATAAAGTATGATTTCCATGTTATATCCTTATATTAAGTGTTGTGCTAGTACCATACAAGAGATCCAGGCCCAAAGGGTGTTGAATCCCACTAATGTTGGAAGGAGTTTCTTATTGCTGGCCCAGATTAATGTTAGAGAAGTGAATAGAGTTAGAAAGTATAACCACCAGATTTGAATGTGAAAAATTAAACCAGGAACAATAATGATTGCCTTGGCAAACCAAGAAACAAACTCTACAATATTATAATCAGTCCAATACTCTTTGTTGAACCACATACTATAGCAATTTTTTATTTTGGTAAATGTTATATGCTTATAGACAATTAGTAGTAAAACGGACCAAACACCTGATGCTATTAGAATTTGTTGTGTTGTCATGTTACCTCACTTTTTGATATGGGACTTTCTTACTCGTACCATGATCCATGTATTGTAGTAATCTTCTGTCATCAAGGCATCTCTGGCAAACTGCTCCTTTGCCTCAAGGTATGAAGCCTCACCTTTTGATTTACAAAGATATAGGATTTCTCGTTTGAACTTGTCTTTGCCGTATAGTTCCACATGTTCATTTAGTTCTTTGTTAGAACCATAATAATCTAACCAATCGGAGTCAACTTGTTTCTTCACCCGCTTACCTTTTCGTTTGGTAGAGCGGGTGAACTTAAACAGTTTCTTTCCGATATACTTACGGCCTGTTACTTCGTTTGTGATAAGATAGACAAACGAAACATAACCATCTGGTATTTCTTCAAGGGGTGCATTGTTGTATAACCACATACACCTATGTAGTCATCAGTCCTCTTCGTCTTCCATCTCAGGTGGATACTTTTCGTTCCACACCTCATCCCATGCTTTATCATTCTCAAGACATTCATCTAAGTTCTTAGCATCAAAGTCCTCAAAGACTTCCAGCAATATTTCATAAACGATTTTACGATCATCATATGAAACTTCGCTATCAACCAGTTTTTCAATAATCTGATCTAGTATTTGGGAACCTAAAACTTTCATTAGTTTTTCCTTTTAGTTTATTATTCTTATTGTTGTACCATTAATATCCTGTTTCACAATCTCATAGAGCATGGCCGCGTGACGAGGTGATAGACGGACACAACCGTGACTAGCAGGGTGACCCAAAGCACCCACATGAGGCGTAGCATGAATAGCATAACCACCAGAGAAAAAGATAGAGTGAGGCATAGGAGCATTATCATACTTTCTAGAATAGTGCATTGGATGTAATGAGTATGGATGGAATGTTCCAGTTGGTGTATAATATCCTTTACGGGCCGTTGAGACTGGCCATTGGTAGGTTCCTTCATCTGTATCCACCTGCATTAGTTGTTGTGATTTACTGATAGTGATATCAGTTTGTGCCATTGCTGGTGTGGCAAATAGCATCATGGCGATAAGTAGTTTCTTCACATTAGTCTCCATTACAGTTAGTTATACCATAAACCTCACAGTAAGATTTAGTCCAGTCTCCTGAAATCTTCTCCTGTGCCTCTTTCAAGGTCATCTGACCACTACACACCAAGGCATGTAGTTTATTCTCAAGTTGATCTTTCACATGGGCATTCCAAGGCATCGTTATGTATGACTGTGGCCAAAGATTGCTTATCTCATTAGAACCACCTAACTGCAAACTGATTAGGTGATCAATCTCATACTGACCGGGTTTGCGAGATGTTATACCATAAATCTGGTATGCTTTGTTCTTCACAAACTGCGGCACATTTCTAACACGACCAGCATAACCAGGAACGCAAACCTCTTTCTCTGTTACAGGAAGAGTTGCGCCTGGTGTTAGTTGGTGGTTTGGAAGAAGGGGATCCAGTGCCCAAGCGGGCCCGAGGCATAGGATCCCGAGGAAGGCGATGATCAGATTTCGCATGTGCCACTTGTGCAAGCTAGTGTCTGCACCCCTTCAACATTGTCTTCCATCTCAACCAAACTATCCCAGTCAAGGTGTTTTGGAATAGATGGTAACATGGCCTCGTATAAATCTTTTGTAATCTCCTCGTAAGGTGCCTGACGGTATGAACCACCATCGTGTGGCAAGAATGATACACCGGACATCTCATCAAAGTGATCATACACCCACGCACCAACTTTCATCCATTCTTCCTCTTTGACGTTGATTGTAACGGATGGTTTATGCTCACACCAGGCCTCTTGATAGATGGCCCATAGTTCAAGGTGACTGATAGCATTGATATCGTCACGAACAACAGCATCTTTTGGTGCTTTCTGTGGGAAGGAGAATACAGTTGTGGAATCAGGTTTCATCACATCTGCTTCCCAAGGCACACCCTTCTCTTTCATAAACTTGGTTAGAGGATCCTTGTTATCAGCGCGTACCCGACGGATATAATATAAGCTATGGCGTGGATGGATGCCACTTGCCGAGTCACATAACTGGGAAACAGTTCCTGAAGGCTTAACGCAAGTAATAGCAGCAGCGCCATTAATACCAAGAATAGTTGCAAGTTCATTATTCACCTCAACAGCATAGTCACGGAGAGAAGCAAGGCGTTCCTTGATTTCTTTATCTTGTGGATTGTTAAATAACTTGGAGTCATAGATGCCTGTAAGTGATACACCAAGTAGGCGTTCCTCTTCGGCGTTTTTCTTCCAAACTTTTCTTAGGTAGGGAAAATCCGTAAGAGTAGATTGAAAAGTACCGAGGATAGTTGCAATCTTAACTTTATCTCTAATAGTTTCCATCGTGTCATCTGACCGCACGACAACTTCAGTAAGGTTGCAAAAGCCATATGGTCTAAGGATGATCTCCGAACACGGATTGGTTCCAAATGCTTGGTCTGGATTTCGTCTGCCATTTCTCGCAGCGATTTTTTGACATGCTTCACGACTGAATAAACCTCTCTCGCCTGACTTGGATTCATATAATGATAACCACTCGGACATGAAAGATCCAATCTCTGGTTTCTCATTATAGACGGCCGAGTTGTTTGACAATGCCCGTTGTGGGTTTGCTTCCCACCATGCGCCCGCCTTGGCGTGACGCATACGGTCATCGGATAGGTTAGATAGAGAAATCATAGCAGAACGACGGACACCGCCAACTACAACAACCTCACCAATCTTACACATTATATCGTGACACTCGATGGAAGTCAGGCGACGACCATGAGCATTACGGAATACTTTTACAACAAACTTGAATAGGTCATTTAGAGGACCTGGCCCAGATGAACGACCACCAAAGGTCTTCAACGGAGCACCAGCAGGACGCACCTTGGTTAGGTCCCACTTAGGAATCTCACCTGTGTATAGGAGAGCAATAAGCATACGGAGAGCCTTAGCCCAACCTTCTTTGCTATCTCTCACGGAAATGGTGGTATCGGAGTCATACATCTTCTCCGGAATCTCTGGCAACTGATTTATGAACTGCCTCTCAACGGAGAAACCAACACCCGTTCCACACAGTAGAATGAACATGGCCTCATCAAAGGCCTTAGGGTCATCAATAGTTAGAAAGGAGCAGTTATAACCACATGTATGGTCTCGCTCTAATGCCTTGCCAGCAGTCATAAGGGACCGCATAGATGGCATAACTTTTAGTTTGATAATGTAATCTTTTATCTCTTCACGATAAGGTGCCATATCAAAGTTATAAGTATCGGCGAGGTGATTAGACATAAAGGTAATATAGCGTTCAACGGTCTCCTCCCAATTTTCTCGACGGTTTAGTTCTGGTACGTAACGAGCATAACGGCTCTTGTAAATAAACTCTTGATATAAACTATCCATTATTCTTCCTCTTTCCAATATTCTCTAAGTGATGGGAAATGCATTAGTATTTCCTCACGGGCAGCAATAGCAATATCTCTGTGTTCTTTCTGTGTGCCTTCTGTAGCACGGACATCAATGTAATGAATCCAAGAACGGAGTGTACCTGACATATATAGTCGTGTCTTGGTTAGACCTTCTGGTAGAACTGCTCTGGCCTGTTCTTTGGCAATACCCATTTCAATAGCAGTCTTATAATGTCTAACTGCAAGATCACCAACAACACCTTGAAGATAATTCCAATCATATTTAAGATTGTCATCCTCAACCTCAATACTATTCTGACGGTTCTTATGGTCCTGTAGGCGGGCTTCTCTTGTAACAAAACCCATATCCTGTGTAGGATCGGCATAACGCTGGCTAAACTCTTGGAATGAAAATGACCTATGACGGATAATCTGGTGTGAAATGTCACGGGTTGTCTGAATATCCATAGTGATAGACACCATCTCAAATGGAGACCAGTGCTTATTCTTGATTAGGTATTTGAGTAGTTTAGGTGCGGTTAATGTGTTGTTTTGGTTGGATGGGTTTGATACTCTGGCTGTGTAAGCAATGAATGCCTCGGCACCGATTGCTCGTTCTGTCTGTGTTTCCCACGCCGAAAGTATCGGTTGGGTTAATGCTATAATCTTCGCAGTATTCATTTTGTTGCCTCATTAATAATCTTGATAACTTGTGATAAACTTTCTTCTACTGTCCATTCTGTGGAACTTGGTCCTCCAAAAATAACTGTGGAAACACTACCACCATCTCTTCGGCGTTTTTCATACACAGCAACGATCCAATCAGAATTAATGTAAATTGGCATGTCAATTACATTATCGTTTGACATATTACTAAATTTCAACATACTCATAATCTACTCCAGATATTCAAGTTCATCGTAGCCTCAAATCCGCTGTGTGTGTTTATATCTATAATGTGTTGAAGAATGGCAGGAGACAATCCTGAAAGAACCATTTCATTAATATCTTTTTCTTTCACAGTATTGGGCCAGATACAAATCTTATAACCCAAGTCAATGGTTTTCCGCATATTGGAAACAATCTGTTTGTTTCTCGGTTCATTATCGTAAATGAAAATGTATTCTTTGTCAAGACCTACAATGTTAGGAGCATTAAACAGTGCTGCATCCATAGTAGCCAGAGAATTGTTAAGGAAAAGACTGTCGATGGGTCCCTCAACAACATATACAGGCACATCAA